CGGTACTTCGTTAGCAGTAGTCGCTTTGTAGATTGCGATGTCTGCATCTATGAGGAGTCTAGTTGTCATATAGGTTTGTACTCGTAGGTTTCAGGATTATTGAGATCGTATTTGTATTCAGGGTAGTGAGAGAAAGTCACACAAGTTCTATGTTTTATTTTCTTGAATGGAATTACGTACACATGTGGAAACTTACAGGCACAAAGATAGTCAAAATCTTTTTCTTCATAGTACTCCCAATCTTTTCTATCATTGTTGTAGTTCACGTTTTTAGCTAAATAAACACTCTTTGCTTCACCAATTGGTTTAGTTTTTACCTGAAGTTTTTTAAATACACCATCTCTCTCAACCACTAAATCATAAACACTATGAGCATGAACAGGTTGGAGTATCTTGTATTGCCACATACCAAACAAGTAGCAAACTAGATGTTCTCCTGCTTGTCCTAAAAATAGTTTTGATCTATGAATGTTAGTGGGTGTCTGCCCAATTTCTTCCAACTCTGTACTCTCCTGTGAGAGGGATTCTGAATCCGTAATACTCTCCAGAAAACTTAATTGCTTCCACTGCGATTCGTCCGATACTATCGACATGTTCATCCTTTACCATGAGTTGTACTTCATCATGCACAAAGGCTACCTGTGCATAGTCCTGACCATACGAGTATCCTTCTGCTTCCAACATATCGTGTAGCATGACAACCCACCGCTTACAGATGATTGCACCTGCACTCTGTAGTAATGTATTGAGTGATGCGTGTGCGGATCTAACAGGCACTCGTCTACCATCTAAGCCACGTACAAATCCATGATCATTTGCTTTATTCTGGACTTGTTCACGTAACTTACGTAACGCAGGGATCTTCCTAAGGAACTTCTCCTTCAGGGCTTTTCCGTGCGATGCCCCTTTACCAATGATCTGACCGATCTTCTGGTCTCCTGCACCATACAAGAAGCCATATATGTAAGTCTTCGCTTGGTCTCTTGTAGCAAGTCCAGCAGCTTCTTGATTGGCAGTATGAATATCACCCTCAAGTAGGATCTTGCCGTATGCACCATCGTCATAACGAGCCATATAGTGAGCCAAGCACCGCAGTTCAAGACCAGAGACATCAACACCCAAAAGGGAAAATCCTGGATCTGTCGTAAAAAGTTCTCGACAGTGCTTCCCAAAGGGTGCTTTAGTGCTCGGAACTTGAGCGAGGTTCGGATGCGTATGAGAGCAACGACTTGTGACTGACCCCATGCAGTTAACTGACCCATGGAGTCTTCCGTTCTTCTCTAGTTTCAACCATGCTTCATTACCTTCTGAGAGTTGTCCTATCCTCTTGGATATCATCAAGTACTCACTCATTAGCTTTGCTTCTGGGTACTTGAGTCCATCCAAGATCTTCTCGTCTACCTTGGGTTCACCACTCGGAGTAAACTCCGTAGGTTTCCAACCATGTATATCCTTGAGTCTCTTGGAGATGTGATGTCGAGACTGAGGATTGAACTCTACAATCTTGATCTTATGATAGAGTCCTTTCTTCCGTTCTCCTTCATCCACAACCCAAGAACCAAATGCCTTGAGTAGTTCCTCATGTAGTTCGTTCTTCCTACTGTACAGTAACTTGTACAACTCTAGTGCTTTAGGAACATCGAAAGGAAAACCAAAGGTCTCCTGCTCGTAACAAATCTTGGAGACTTGATGCTCTAACTCGATAGAGTCAGATGAGGTATGCTTCTCGTATTTGAGAAGATGTTCATGTAACTTCTGAGTTAAGTCTACATCACGTTTGCAGTACTCGATCATCTCAGGAGTTAACTCATCCCATGCTCCTTCGTGTTCACCATAGTCACCCTTGAGATAAGATAAACGATGACCCCATGCCTTGAGAGCATGTGATCCGTACATCTTTGAATCCATCCCACGTTTGTCAAAGTCTTGAGCACGTAGGTCAGGAAAGGTGAGTCTCGATAGGATCAAGGTATCAGTATACGAGACTGGAACAAAACCATAGAGTTTATCTAATACACGGAAGTCAAACCCTAAGATGTTATGTCCAATGAGATGATGATCCTTGAGGAACAAGAGTGCCTCAGGTATATCCTTCTCGTATATCACATGATGTTCACCATCGCATTTGTAGATGAGACAGTGAATCTTGGTTACTTCATCTAAGAGACCATCGGTCTCAATGTCGAAGTATATCTGCTTGCTCGGTTGTTTCATTCGTCCTCTCTTGGGAGTAACAATGTTTATGATCCAACTTTAAATCTAGTGTAGTTGTCCTCACTAGAGATTGTGTAGTCCACATCTCATACTGCAACTCCTTCATCTTACGAAAGATGTAGATGTTCATGAGTAATGATAGAATTACACATATAATAACAATGAATAAAGTTATGTATGTTATGTCATATTGGCTTTGGCATTTTCGCATATCCAGTATCCGTCATGCACTTAGCAGTGATCCTGAACGATAGGTTGTACTGTTCATCATCAGAGAGGTTCTTAAATCTCTCATGTGTTTCTTCAGTCCTAATACTATCGGTGTAGCAATCACACACTTCCCATTGCTTCGGAGGAAATGCTCTAGGATCTCGTTGCTTCAAGGATGTGAAGCAGATAGACCATAGTGCTCTTATCTGTTCCGTGGTGTAGTCACCTTTGAATGGGTTACCAAATGCAGGTTGATAACAGGACAATACTGAAAACCCCAGACTAAAAATCAGGATTATCTTCTTCATCTTGTTTCACTTCTGTTAGTTGGGTCTCGGTTAATCGACCTGTTTCTTTAGAGTAGTAGAGGTGAGTAGCAATACCAGTTTCACCTGTCCATCGGTTCTTCAAGACACGTACTGTAGTCATGTCAGGATTCTCTCCTTGCTGATCTCTCTCACAACCGATAACGATATCACTCAGTTGTGCAATGGCATGAGAACCACGTAACTGAGAGAGACTAGTCTTGACACCTTCTTCGTGTCCACGATCACCAGATGGTCTCCTCAAGTGAGACACTAGGATCAAACCACATTGAACCTCTTCGCATAGGGATCTGAGTTTGGTCATAGCAATATCGATCATCCTACGTTCATCACCACCTTCGATACCTGAGATGACAATCGATATATGATCGAGGATTATGTACTCACAACCCATTGCTCTCACCATGTACTTGATCTTACCTAAGAGATTCTCGATCTCCATCGAACCCCAATGGTCATAGAAGTAAAGGTTACCTGTACCCAAGGTGGCATCAAAGCCACTCTTAAGTTCTTCCTCACTCACCTTTTCATTGAGGTGAACTGGTTTGTTCAAGTACAACCCAACGAAACCTAGAGCACTACGTTTGTTGGATTCTTCCAAAGCAATATAACCAACCTTCTTGTCTTGGAGTAACAAGTGATAAGCAACCTCACGACAGATCAAAGACTTACCTATGCCTGAACCTGCGGTGATGGTAACGATCTCACCTCTACGTACACCTTTGGTCACATCATTGAGACCAGTGTAAGGGTAGTCGCTAGACTCCCTCGTATCTTCATTGGAGATCAAGTCCCAGAGGTCTCTACCATCCACGATACCATCAGGTCGAAAGACCTTGGCACCCCAAATGGCATCAATGATTTCCGAATGTCTTCCTTCAACTAGGCAAGCATTCGCATCCTTGAGTGGTAACTTGGCAATCTTTGCTTTGCCAGGGGTGAACAAGGGAACACATTCGTCCAAGGCTTTGCGTCCTGCTTCGTCTTGGTCGAACATGAAGATCACGCTATCGAACTGCTCCAACCATTCGAGGTCTTGAGCTATCGCCTTTCGTGCTCCTGCTGATCCTGTAGGTACTGAGACCACAGGCCATTTGTTTCCTTGTACTTGTGATACCGAAAGTGCATCCAACTCCCCTTCAGTAATCACAACCATCTTACCCCCATCTCTCCAGAGATGTTTACCATAGAGACCTGAGGACTTAGAATCCCCAATGAATAAAAAGTCCTTGTTAGGAAAGCGAATCTTCTGAGCTACGATTGTGCCCTGATCGTTCCTATAGTTTGCTATCTGTACTTTCTTACCTTTGTAGTCACCTACTTGGTAACCCCAATGATCAACAGTATCTTGATTGATATTCCGTTTGTTCAATGGGATACATTCACCTTTTACAAATTCCATACCTCGCACCTCTGTTAAGTTAGGAACTCCTTCGTAATAGCCACAACCAAAGCACCATCCATGTCCATCTGTGTATCTCGCTAAGTTATCTTTCGATCCACATTGAGGACATGGTTCGTGTGAAACAAACTCACTCGTCTGATTCGTCTTCTCCATAAGCACTTAGTCCATCGAAAGGTTGACCTTCAGATGTAATACCATCTCCATCTTCATAGATGGCAGCAATTTCAGTAACGTATGTAAACCCTGCTCCCCTCAAGAAGTCTGCGAAACCTTGAAGAATTTCAGGGATATAGTCTGCTTCACATGCTACACTCACCTGTGAAAAAGGTGTGTTAGATGTGGCACTAAATTCAAATACTGTTTTCTCTTCCATTTGTTTTTGTTTTGGATTTTCGTTTACGTAACCACTCCTTAGGGATTTCTTTTTCTGCATACAAGAAGCCATACTTGTCACACCACTGTTGACAAGTCATTTGGCTTCCTTGAACACGGCTATCGAGCCTTAGGAAAACGAACCTGATATCAAGATCAGGATGTTGGTTTTTGATTGCTCGATGTTTCCGTTGATCAGCAGATCTAAAGTACCCTTTGGCTTCCACCAAGATTCCATTCTCTAAGATGAAGTCTGGTTTATAGGTACGCTCAACGATGTAAGAGACTTGTTCAGTCTCGTATTCAAAGGGAACCCCACGGACACCTAAGGCATCCGCAATGGTTTCCTCAAACTTACTTCGATATTTAGAAGTCTCCTTCTTCTTCCTCTTTGGTGACTTCCTTCTCTGCGATTTCTTCATCAGCAGGTTTGACACTATCTACAGTGAAACCACCTTCGACTGCCTCAAATCCTGTATTCTGATACTCCTTGAGTTCTAACACTTGCACTGCGATTAGGTCCAAGCTGCATCCTGCACTAGGTGCCTTGCCCCATCCTCGTGTAGCGTAAGAAACTTTCACGATACTTCCGTTACCAATAGAAACAGAAGAGTCTATTGGTTGTAACGTAGCATCAACAACATTGATGGTAGGTTTACGTACCTCACCATTCTTCATCTTGATCTCAGCGTTCTGCTTGAATCTGATGCGTACTGTATCTCCCTCTACTTTATAAGGAAGATTACCTCTCTGCTTCTTATCGTTCACCATGGCATCTCTATCAGCCACAGCATCGATCTCCTGCATCAAAGGTTCTGCATCCTTCTTAGGAAGCAAGAGTGTGATGTTGTAGTTGCCTGGAGTACCAAACTTGGTGTCTGGTCTGAACAGGTGGGGCCATTCACATGGTCCTTGAGGAGTCACTTGTGTCATCTTCACCATATTGGTATAGGTTAATAAAATATTGGACATCGATACCATCCTCTAAGAGTCTCGCATGGATGTCCACTGGTACTGGGAGTCCTTGACGAAGGAATCTCAGTAACTTCTTGAAGTCCTGATTCATAACTAATGTTGTGCTTTCAGGTCTGTTGGTCGATTATGTCCATCTCGTCCACTTTTCTATCAACTCAAGCAAAGAAATAGGTAGCATCTATCACTGCATCTATATCTAGGGTACCTATGTCAGGTGGTTCAGGCATATCCTTACCAACAGATTCCTCTGCATCTTCTTTGAAACTATTGATAACATTATTGTTTTTGTACATGTCACTAAAGGCTTCCCTCAATGATCGAGCCATTCTCGGTACATGGTGAGCATGTACACCATAGGAGTCATGGATCATAGAGTAATCCGTGACCCCATACTTATTACATTCATGCACACTGAATGTCAAGTGTGAAGCATCGAGAGAGTGTACAAAATTAGGAGCACTCCCATTCCTATTACGGAAGGTGTCCATTTTAGAATTGTGTTCTCTGAGCAATGGCTTGACCAATGTACCATCTATGTATGTATGTATCCTACGTTCTTTATAATCAAAGTACTCCTGATGTACTACGAAATTAGTAGGTGTCTTCCAAACCAAAGGCTTATCTTCCTTCGCTACGATAGAAGAACAATCCTGTATCCACTTCATACACTCACGAGCACCAATCACGATCTCGCCAATGGCTTCCCATAGTATCTGAGATAACCAGAATGATGGGAGAAACATATCGAAGTCCTCTTGTGCCCAAGGATTTACTTCACCCTTGGTAAACTCATCCTTGAGGTACTGTAACACATACCCACGGCACGAGTGTCTCGTACCACCATAGGGTACTACCATCACTGGTCTCTTACAGAGTTTACGATTGATAAACCCTGAGTCTCTCCATTGTATAGCCATGGTATCGCCACACTCAGCTAAGACCTTGACCTTCTCCAACACCAAGTCAGCTACATCTTGATAGATGTCCTGAGGTGTATCCGATGGTAAGAGATTGGTAGCCTTACCACCGATGGGATCTCTGAGCATAGCTGAGAAGTTCTGGAGACCATTGTTAGATCCGTCTAACTGCACTGGTATCCTCGACTTGTACCCAAACCCTTGCTCTAAGAACTCATTCCACTCAAAGCAGAACGCTAGGAATAACCAAGGATCTTCTGCTTCGTTCCACCATAGGAACGATAAAGGATCTTCGGCACTCGCTATGATCTGATCTGCATGGTCATCTACCCACTTGATACGATCCTCAAATGATACCTTATCCACACCGAAACAATTGGCCCCATGTATCGCTAACCAATCTGCCTGTTCATCTGAGTCGATGGGCATACCCTTGGAGAACAAGAGTAAACCCTTGGCATACTCTGGACCCTGAGGTGTGAGGAACGAGGACACTGTGTACTTCCTACCTCTGAAGTCAGATTGGTAGACGAAGTGAAACTTATCGTAGTCACTCATCTGCCTAGCCATACCCATAGTCCTCACGAACTGGAGAACCTTGGATAACCTACGAGCATTCTCGTTGTATATTGTAGATGCCGTACTCTTCCAGTTCATGAACTCACGTTTCATTTGTGGGTCCATCTCGTCTTTCTGCATCCCAGGTGGTGCAGGACATGGTGGTATATCTAAAGGATCTCGATTAGGTATACCATCCACTTGGAGTCTACTATCCCAGAAGTGTGTCATAACCTCTAGGACTCTTGTGTTTACTGTCCATCCTGTCTCTTGAAGAGAGTTGATACACTCGTATTCCAATGGCATATCATGGTGCTTCATCCCTTTTAAATATGATTTATTAGTACTCTTAATCATAGGTAATCTAAAGGTTAAGTAACCACCATCATGAATGTTTTCCCATCTCCTCGGTAGAGTAACCATAGGTAGATAATGAGGTGACAACACTTGCCCAAACTCATTGACCTTCTCTATCCAATCCACTGTGTCCTTTGTAGGAGTAATTATAACTGACTTCTTTTTCCTACCATGTGACATGGTGTGTACCTCAACTAAGCCAGTAGCATTAATCATTATGTCTATTAGTTTAGACCCGACCAACACTCTCTCCTTGTTAGTGAAAGCAGCCATCTCTTCCACATCTATGTACTTCTTACACCTCTTGATCAAACCATACCTACGATAGTGTCTTGATGCAGTATGCTTAGTCATCTTCTCCTGAAGAATCTTAAACATTCTATTGTCTGCATCCTGCCACACTTGAAGTTTAATCTCGTCTTCGATGACTAACCCTAAGTTTCTACTTATAGCTACAAACTGTTGAGGGTTACTCACAGCATTAACTACATTCTTTAATGTTAAGAAGGCACATAGATCTGGATCTAGCATAGCTATGAATGGTGCTATCCTGTAGCCCTGCTCTGCGGTACCAGTTCCTGCTTTCCTTATGAAGTCTTGTATACCCTTGCTTACCTTATCCACTGAATGTTTCATCAGCATGATACCATGCAGAGTATTACCCTCCTGACTCCTAGCCTTAGCTTTCTCTACCTCTTTATTAAACTTCTCAATCCCTGACTTACGCATACTCTCTTCGAGTTCATACTCCTGCTCCAATAGAGTTTTGTTCATACACTGTATGTACTAGAGGTTATTAGTTTAACTGTACTTGCCCTGACTCTACTAACACTGTGTCATGCAGACCCTGAGATGCCTGTCTCAGATCACTTAGTTCATGCCCTATGAGCATGACTTGTTCCATGTGGCTGATATCAGTATCGTCTACTATCTCCCCCACATTGGACACAAACTTAACTAAGTTGTGCATAAATATCTGTACCACCTTTTCTCTGTCTACTTCATCCACGTTCCCTCTTTGTTTTTTAGTTTTACTTTTTTCTCACACTCCTGACTACACACCCAAGCTAGTTCAGGTGAGAGATTGAATAACTCACTCACATCAATGCCACCCCATGCTTCCCTAGAGAATACCACATGACATTGTGTACATACTGTACTATTAGGATATGTCATAATGCTAGTCATATTAAGATGGTTCCTGATTACCATGTGTTTTACTAGGATCTATACGATCAGTTGGACATCGTATGTGATCCCTCGGTTTCAGGAGTAGACTAAACCTCACCACTATCAATATTGATATCAATAGTAGGATCAGTTGAGCTACTCCTACGAAGTACATCACCCTGCCTTCCTTTCCTTATCTTGTTTGTTAGCACCCTCTGGATCTCTCAGGTGTAACCCCTGATCCCATTGATCAAGAGTATTGAGACACCCATTCAAGCTATCACGTATATGAGTCAACATCAAGCGTACCACCTCTCGTTCATTGAACGTGTGAAGAGATGATATATTCGTCTTGGGTTTCGATGATTTCTTGGCTACGGGTAATGACCCTGAATCTGCCATCATAGTCTTTACTCACTAGTTTGATGATTAAGTTGATCAGGTGGTCGTGATGCAGTTGCTCCACTTGCACCCACTGCTCTTTAGATTCGGAGTAGTACTCCACTCTCTTGCTCTCTGTAATCACTTTACTCTCCTTGCATGAGAAGTTACATCCTTCACATACCCATCTCCTAATTCATAGGAACCATAGGTATATGGTGATTTAGTAGCGAGGAACCATCTCGCATAAGGGTTAGCCTTTTCCCTCTCAGGGTTTTGGTATTTCTTGAGTACTCTATACTCAAAACCATTACCCTCCCAGATCTCGTAAGGATCTTCTACCTTACGAGTCTTTCCACATGGATTCTTCATGTTCGATACTCCCCATGGATACCCATGCCCATACCATCGAAGTATCGTTCAATGGTTTTGTATTTCATCCGATCTTCACTGAAGATCTTGTTGGCTACCATGGGTTCAATGCCTGTTAGGTCGCACCATTTGTGTTCCTCACGGCCCCAATCGTATCCTACGTACCTACAATCTCTAGGGTTTCCCTCATGGTCTGCCCTAGTCATCCACTGACCAGGAATGTAGTCAATGATCCTATCTGCTGTGGCTTTATTACCATTCTTGCAGATTATCTTGCCGATGTATTGATGCGTGTGCATAAGCTACTCCTTGTTTGATTATTAAGACACCCAAATAGGGTGCAGTGCTGAAACATGATCCCCATCCTCGAAGTGATCGGGATACTCTTCTGCTCTCTCGGTACACCATGTATCCCAGAGAAACTTACATCCACCGACTTTCTTACAGGTGTCAAGGTAGTCTATTGCCTTTCTCCGCTTAGTCTCAGCGGACTGACCTGAAGTCTGCCACCTAGAAGGTGTGCCTTTGGATGCATCCTCATCGGGTAAATACTTTCTCAGGTTGTGCACATCCATGCACCCTGCTCTACCCATAGTCAACTGGACCATGAATCCTGCCTTGGGCAGGCCCAATCCTGGGACTTGTAGCCAGTGGAGAATCATGTCCAACTCTGACCCTTTCTTCTTACTCTTGATGATCTTCATCGTACCATCGTACAACTCTTGGAGATGAGTAGTTACATACTTTGCTCCTTTCTTCTTGTTACCCCATTGGAACTCCTTGGCACCTAGCAAACCATTGGCACGATAGTCATCCATAACATCACACAAAAGTGATGTTTGCTTGCGGATACTACCACTTACCAAGGCATAGTTCTGCTCTAATCCTTGGGGTGACTCAAGTGCACGAGCACGACAGATTGGATTGTCTCTTACGAACATAGGCTATTTACTCCATGTTAAGGTTATTCAATGCAGCATCCCCCTGTCAAGAGGAACTCCCTATCTAAGGCACTCACCGATACGAGTGCATCTTGGATGTACTTACCATCTCTGTACTCGAATAGTTCCTGAGCAGGAACCTTTACTTCATGATGGTTACCCATCAAACACTCACCATGGAAAATGTAGTGGTGAGGTTTATACTCTTCATCATATTGAAGACATCTATCTGCATACTTCATAGGCTTTACTCCGCATGTAAGTTAGTACCATTATCATACCCTTCTACCCATAGGGTAGCACCGCAACTAAGTGGTTTTAGTGGTGACGAGATCAATGTCCACTCACCATCAAACGTAACTTTGTTAGCATACCTGTTACCCTTACTACTCTTGATTGTTATAGCAGGGTGATCGGTACCATTCTTTTTATTAGCACGAGCGACATGCTGATTAACATGTACTCTCGTTAGGATACCTTTGGTTGAACTTGTCCCACTCATCTTTCTCTCTCCTTTCTAGGTACTCATAACGATCATAATCTATCTCGTCATGGTACTCTCGGTACTTGGGTTTATCTTTATGCAAGTCATGTACCATACTCCCTCTATTCTTTATTCCTTTCATTCTCATCTATCCTATCTGTTATTTCTTCCTGCATATCTATCAGGTCTGATATTAGTTCATTGATGTGAGTCTGAAGATGCTCCACACTATCCCATGCAGTAGAGACACACATCTTATCTAGTTTCCTAGCTACTTTACGTAGGGTTAAGATATCACTCTGACATGCAGTCAGGATTATCTTGTCTCTATGGTTAGCTTTACCTAAGTTTCTGTAAAACTCTACCTGTTCGTCTACTGTCATATCATCATCCATCACTCTCCCTTACTTGTGGATTCTCAAATGCGGTACTATCTACCGCAATGGATTGTAAATCTAGTTCACTCAGTACATAGTCTAAGATGTACTGTTGCTGTTGACTCATTGTCATATCATCAAAGTCTGGGTCCATATACTCTCCTTTTATTTAGATGCACGTATCAACATGCACATGTTGCAATACCTTGGTTCTACTTTGGATACACTAGGATATTTAACTACATCCCAATACTTCACACTCTTGGTGGTCCCACAATCTGCACACTTGGCATTTTGCTCCCACCACTTAGGAATCAGGTACATACCTCATCTCCACTTTCTAGGTAGTTCGATTTCGCTCTCTGGTAAATCAGAGAACCACCCGACTATATGTAATGGTAGTTTGGCATGTAACCATGCACTACCATAGACATACGGCTCATCACTATAAGGATTTTTAAATTCCTCATCAGGATTAAGCCCTGCATTCTTCAATAACATAGCCCTATTCTCATAGGTATTATCTGCCAAATGTAGGGTAGGTACTTTCTTTTTTAAGTATGCTTCTTGTCTTGGAGACCCTGCTATCATACCATTCAAATGGTACTCCTTCCAGATCTCTATCAAGGCACCCACTCTTAACTCATCCCATGGTTCAAAATACTCTTCAATGGACTCTACTAAGTGAGCCTGTATCTGACCACATGGACCGATACAATCACCATCATGCTTGGGTCCGATCACACCAGATAGGCTTAGTTCCCAATCGTCTACATCAAGACCCTTGAGCGTAGCTCTAATGAATACCTTGCCATCTCTACCCTGACCCAAACAGAGTAATTTTTTGCGTGTCATACACTCTCCATTAATTTCTGTTGATACTGATTAGGAGTGAGAGGTGTTAATTGGTGAAACCAAGACCACCCATCCTCATTCTGTACTCTGATGCCGTATACTTTACCCGTAGGTGATTTGGCAACAATCAGAGGATTATCACTCCACTCTTGGACATAGCACTGACCCAAGTAATCTTCACTAATCTCACATAGGGTCTCGTATGCCTCTCTCTCATCAAAGAAAAGTTGCATTGGTACTCCTTATTTAGTTGTCATAGAACTAATCTGAACATAGTGTACACACATTTGTGTACACCCTAGCACACTCTCCCAATACACTATGCAGAAAGTGTGCCGAACTGTACACTCATCTATTCATTGTCCAGCTATTCACACCCTTGAAGTTTAAACCGCATGGATATAATCGAGCATCACCCCAGATATCAAACTTCTCGGTATGCCTAAGCACACCCTGAAACATTAAGTAATCATGAATGATGCCTAGTTCATCTGCGGTCTTGTTATCAGTATGTATAGCTAGACGCATGTTTTGTTTACGCTTTGGACACATAAGCATTCCTATATTCAGATTGTCAAAGATCAAATCAAGATAGAATCTGATACACTCTTTAGAATGTACCAGAGTCTACCCTACATGACATGCAGATACCATGCCATGTAGTGTAAGACTATGAATTAATATGATGCCAAGTTTGGATCAATACCCGTACCTATCGAAACATTCACACCCCGTAGACGATCATTCTTTGATCTCGCTTCTTTACGACTCAAGATCTTACCATTACCATAAACAAGGGTCATGTTCCGCCTAGCATTAGCACCATTCATCAAAGCCCTTGGATTCTGACTATGGATCAAAGTTGATTTGCATTTAGCAAATGCCCCGCTAGTCTTGATAGGTCCAGTCTTGGCTAAGATTTGCCCATGGTCACCATGAGCAGGAATCATTCTTTTACCATTAATAATAATGGATTCCATAATACTCCTTTTTTGATTTGAATTTCAAAGATCTAAAAACTTAAAAGAACATGATGCAGAACCCATGCCAAACTTGAAACCTGAAATTCTGCGAACTTACCAAACAAGGATGCAGAAGCCATGCCAAAGGAAAAAGATCAATGATTTCAATGGCTTAAAACATGAAAGAATATATATCAAATCAAAGGTAAGGAAAGAATTGCCTAGTTGATAGGCAGAAATTGCCGAGATAGGCAAAAGTTGCCGATTGATCGAAAGTAGGCAAAAGTTGCCCATAGGTAAAAATTAGTAGGCAAATTTTTCCTATTTATATTTTAATGAACAGGTACAATAATTTATTTTATTGCAATTTGTGTGCCAAACGAAAAACCACAGATGAGAGCAAACAAAAAGAACATAAGACATCAAACAAATGTTTATCTGATGTAATACAAATGTTTATCTGATGTAATACAAATGTTTATC